GTTTAACCAAAGAAGATATTGATATCAATATTGAAGGCGATTTGTTGAGGGTTTCTTATACCAAAAAAGATGAAACCAAAGAAGGTTTAAACTATATCCATAAAGGAATTGCAAAGCGTTCTTTTAATTTGGGATATAAGATTGCCCGTAAATATGATTTGAATTCAGCAGAAGCAACTATGAAAGATGGCTTACTCAAAATCAGTATTCCATTTGCTGAAGAATCAAAACCAAAATCACTAAAAATTAAGTAATAAAACCCGTGCCCTTGGGTTATAATCTTTTAAAAAGTTATGTATGATTCAGTACGCTGATATTATTGTAGATTTACAAGCCGGTGATACTGGTAAAGGTAAGGTTGCGCATTTCCTATCCAAAGATAAAGAATACACCCATGTGGTTCGTTATAATGGAGGGGGAAATGCCGGCCATACCGTTTATCACAATGGAGAAAAATTTGTAACCCATTATATTCCCGTTGGTGTGTTCTATGGCATTAAATCTATCATTGGGCCGGGATGTGTAGTAAACATTTCAGACCTTTATAGAGAGTGGAAAGAATTGGAAGATAAAGGTATTAATGTATCTGATTATCTTTTCATAGATAAGAGAGTTCATATGATAAGACCCGAACATTTGATGGAAGATTCCAAAGATACAAAAATAGGAACTACCAAAACAGGCAATGGGCCTGCGTATCGGGATAAGTATGCCCGAACAGGTATTAGAGCTGGTGATGATGAATTTAAATTAAAAAACACTATTGATATCTACGAAGAGTTTTATGGTGGTACATCTGTAAAAATCTTATTTGAAGGTGCTCAAGGATTTGAGTTAGATATTGATTGGGGTGATTACCCATATGTAACCTCATCGCATTGTACGGTTGGTTCTGCTATTATGAATGGTGTTCCCCCACAAAAGATACGAAAGGTGTATGGAGTAGCAAAAGGATATCGTACCTATGTAGGAGCAAAACAATTTGAGGGGGATGATGAAATCTTTAATAAGATTAGATTGTTGGGTAATGAATATGGTGCTACCACTGGTAGGAGTAGACAAGTTAATTGGTTGGATATGGATTTACTTATCAAAGCAATAAATTTAAATGGTGTAACCGATATGGTGTTCAATAAAATTGATGTATTGGAAGAGGCGGGTACGCTTTGTTTTATTTACTATGGTAAACCCACATATTTTCAAAATTCGGATTTATTTAAATCGGAGATAGAATCTATCATCAGAGCAAAATGCGAATCAGTCAAAAATATTATTTTCAGTTATTCACCACATTCAATTTAAAAAAAATTAACGAAAATTTAATATGGGGGGTTTGGAAAAATCCCCCTTTTTTATTATATTTGTAGTATCTAAACCAAAAACTATGTCAAACTTAGGATACGCTTGCATCAATATGACTTTGGGCAAGAAAAAGATTACCACCAATAGGGGTATGATTAGAAAAACCTTTTTAAAGGAAGGTATTAGCAGGGCTTCGGAGCTTGGATTGCAGAACACCCGTGACCTGGTGGAGATTATCAAATGGAATGAAAAGATGGGTATAAAACTCTTTAGAATCACCTCCAATCTATTCCCCTGGTCATCTGAGTACCCACTATCAGATATGCCGCATTTTGCTCCTATATCCAATCTCCTGAAGGGTGCTGGGGTATTGGTATCCAACTATGGGCAAAGGATTACATCTCATCCTGGCCCCTTTAATGTACTCGTTTCACCCAATGAAAAGGTGGTGATGAACACCATAACCGATTTATCGTTGCATGGGGAGGTCTTTGACCTGATGGGGTTGAGTAGAACCCCCTACAATGTCATTAATATCCATTGTAATGGTGTCTATGGGGATAAAGAATCAGCGATGGATAGGTTCTGTCGGAACTTTGAAAGGTTGCCTGAATCAGTTCAAACCAGGCTGACCGTAGAAAATGATGATAAGGCGAGTATGTATTCGGTAAAAGACCTGATGTATATCCACCAAAGAACTGGTATCCCAATTGTGTTTGATTACCACCACCACAAATTTTGTACAGGTGGTTTATCAGAGCAGGAAGCTTTGGAGTTAGCAATGACAACTTGGCCTGATGGAATTAAACCCGTAGTTCACTATTCAGAATCAGCTCCAGGTAAAATCCCTCAAGCACATTCAGATTTTATTTCAAACAAAATTGAAACTTATGGTTACGATTTGGATATTGAAGTAGAAGCTAAAATGAAAGAATTAGCGGTTCTTAATTACTTAAATCAGTATGGGCATAATTAACCCGTTAAAGGTTATTATCTATTTTTTGGATATTTATTTTATATTTCAAGTTTCTCTTGTTGTTTACAATCAAGCTTGATATCAAAAGATTTGATAATAAATACAACTGGGGAAGTTAATAAAGTTAAAAAAATGGAATAACATATGAAAAATTTTTTTATGAGAAACAACTTATGTAAAAAAACAGTCTCCGATAGATATAGATAAAAATAATTAAAAATATATTTGGTAATATACACTTTTTGTTGTATATTGTGTAAAATTTAAACGATAATTTATGATAGATGAACTTTATAATACCAATCCTTCAAATGTAAAATTTGATTACAAAACTGAAAGTGGTGATGATACCGACCCACACAAGCATTTTTTTAGAGAGTTTGATTATGGTATTGATTTAACTGATAACGCAATTGTAATTTGCGATGAAATTCAGATGGGATTACTACCCGAATTTATTGCTAAGGTAAGATTGTTAAAGAAAGTAAATACTGAAACAACTACAATCAACATCCTACTAAATTCAGGCGGAGGTGATGTTGTAGAAACTCTTGGTATTATTGATTATATCAGAGGAAACAAAGATATGAAATTTAATATCATTTGTAGGGGTATCGCAATGTCAGCAGCAGCTCTTCTACTCGCAGCAGGTACTGGGGTTAGAGCCGCATCAAAACATTCAAAGATTATGGTTCACCAACTATCAACCTTTGCGGCAGGTAAATTGAGTGATGTAAAATCAAACGCCAAATTTGCGGATAGGTTGGAAGATGAATGTAATAGTATGATGGCTGAATTCACAAAGAAACCAAAAGAGTGGTGGCAGTCAAATCAACAAAGTGATTTATTTTTATCAGCTGAAGAAGCGCTTGAATTGGGTATTATTGATAAAATTATTTAATTATGTACTTTGATTTTTTCTCTCCAGAAGAACTACTGGAAAATTATAAAAAGTTCAGAAAATTTATTAATCAAGAATTTAGTGGTGAACGATTAGATACCCTAAACAAAATGTATGACCATTTTGAAGAAAGGATTATCTATACACCCGCTTCATCCTTTGAGCATTTTCATAATGCTTTTCCCGGCGGATATATTGACCATATAATGAGGGTAACTCGCAATGCTCTAAAGGTATTTGAACTTTGGAAAGAGTTGGATATGGTTACTGATGATATTACAAGAGAATCAGTTGTATTTGCAGCCCTCCACCACGACTTAGGTAAGGTGGGTTCGGTTGATGATGATTGGTATAAAAAGAATGATTCGGAGTGGCATGTAAAGAATCAGGGTAAGATTTATAAATCAAACCCAAATTTACATTGGATGGAAATTCACGACCGTACATTCTTTCTACTAAATCATTTTGGTGTAAAATGTACTGAAGAAGAATATCTTGCTATCCGACTGACGGATGGGTTGTATGATTCATCCACCGAAAGTTATTATAAAACTTTTCAGGCTGAAAACCAATTAAAAACATTTTTACCCCATATTCTACACCAGGCAGATTTTATGGCTTCAAAGTATGAATACAATCGTTGGGTAGTTGAAGGTAAAAAGTTAAAAGGTACAAGAGGAACTATTGGTACAAATGGAAAACCATCTGGGTTATCTAAATTTGAAAAGATAGTATCTGAAAAATCAGAGGATGATAAACCAAAAGTTGATATGGTGTTTGATGCGTTTAAAGATATAATGGAGGATTAATATGGTAACGCTTTTAGTAATATTGTTTTTAACTGATATAGTTTTAGGTTTCTTTGTATGGAATCTATTACGGAAATTAGAAGCAGTTGAAGAAAATTTGGATGAGTTAGAAAAAGAATACACTCAGGCAGATACACTTTTGGATTCAATGCAAGAGAGAATTCAAAA